TAAAGTTGAACCATTAAAAGTTAAATTAGCTTCTCCATTTAAAGTAGTTGCCGCAGAAGCAGTTGTAATTCTATTATCTGAAAAGTTTGCAACAGCAGTAACTGGTAAAGCTTCAAAAGCTGGTTGAGAACCAGCACCAGTTGATGTTAATACTTGTCCATCACTTCCTGTTGCTATTGCAACTGGGTTTCCTGAAGCATCATAAGAAATAATATTGCCATCTGTACCACTAGCCATTTTTGCTAAAGTAACAGAATCATCTGCTAAAGTTATACTGGAGTCTGACCAATCAACTGTGTTAGCTGTAAAATTAATAGTTCCTAAAGTTATATCTGCCGCCCCATCATACATCTTTAAAAGTTGAGCAGTTGCCGCACCTGAAGTATCTAACCAAATCGTTCCAGCGACAGCACCACTAGGTGTTGATGAACCTGAATTAGATGAATTAATAGCAGATAGAACATTGTTTATGTCTGTTCTAACTGTTGGAAAACTTGCGTTTGCAATATTATAATCGTGTTGTGCCATAATTGTTATATACTCCTTTTAAAACCCTTTTGCAATAAAATCAAATACTTTTGATACTGCTGATCCACTTGAGTTTTTGAATGTTACATTAAATCCATTAATAGTTTTTGTATCTACTAAAAAGAAATCTCCAGTTGCCATTCCTTGTCCTGTAATCCCAACTGCATAATTAACAGTTTTATATGGGTTTGTAAATGTAACAGTTTTAGTTCCAGCACCAGATGTTATATCATTTCCACTAAATATTCTATCTTCCATATCTATTGTAACTGAAATTTCTTCTACAACAGGAGTTGAAGCTAAATCACTTGAAGTTAAAACAACTCTAAATTTAAAATATCTAGCTGTATAATTTCCTATAACAAAATTTTGAAAAGCTGTGTATGTAGAATTATCATCACTTGTTGCAATCTCAATATGAGCATTAGAGTTAGCTGGTGTATCTCCATCAAAACTTGAATTTTGTGAATCAAATAATCCTGTTCTATTATCAAATAAATCATCTGGATCATCAGAAGTTTGTTTTAAAGTAGCTGTTAATCTACAAGTATGTTTAGCACCTATATCTACTACATTTGCAAATAAATAATTACCACTTGCATAGAAGTCTGCATTAGCAACACCTGAATCAAAAAATCTAGTTGTTTCTGCATCAAAGTTTCCTGAAGCTGAGTCAAATAATTCAGATGAATCTAATCTTAAAGTATCATCAACTATTGCAGTATTTGTTAATGTTCCTGAAAATGTAGGGTGTTCAGATACAGAAGTTATTGTGTTAAAGTTTTGGATTCCTGTAACATTAGAAATTATTGCAGTTGCGTTAGAACTAAAGTTTGCTAATTTATCTACTGCTTTAATTAAATAAGTTCCAACTCTCGCTGGTACATTTATAGAAGTTGCTGGTCTTGATACTTTTTCAACTAAAGATACAGAGTTAGCCCAATCTCCTGTTCCATCTGTTAATGTTGAGTATCTAATTTGATAATAGGCTAAATCTAAATCTGGAATTTGTGTCCATGACAAGTGTGCTTCTTGTCCTAAAATATTACAAGAAAAATCTGTAACATCTGCTGGTGGTTCAATAGCACCTACGATAGTTCTAGTTGCTGATACATAAGTTGATGATACTCCAAAACTATTAACAGCTTTAACTCTTACATTATAAATTTTTTGATCTATTACATTTAAGACTCTATGATTTAGTCCTGAACCTTGTGCATAAATAATATAATCTGAATCTGTACTTAATTTATATTCCACTTGATAATAGTCCACAAATTTATCTGTACTTGCACCTATTGTTACATTTAAAGCCACAATTACAGTTCCATCATTATATTCAATTAATTCATCATCTAAAGTAACACTAGCTGGTGGTTGGATAGTATAAGGGTTAGGTAAATTAGTAGATGGAGTTGATGATACTTGTGTTTTAGTTGCCCAAGTATAATGTGCGTCTTGATGTTCCATTAAATCTAAACCTAATGTAAAATCAGAATTAAAATTAATTCCTAAAACTCTAAATTGTTTATTTGAAAATCCTAAGCTAGAATGGGTTACACCTAAAATATCTCCTATTGCTACATCATAAGCACTAAAGCTAACATTAATAGTTAAACCTAATGCTTCTCTTGATCTTCTTAAAATAACTTCTGCTAGTTCTAATGCTTGATATGGACTTGTTATTGTTTTTAAATCAAATCTTCCCTCTAATAAAAATCCACCATCAGCAGTTTTCATAGTTGCGTGTCTATCTGCTGAAGAATAACCACTATCATCTATTTCAGGAAATTGTACTTCATCAACTTGATAATTTCTTGCTGGATTAACAAATGAACATATAACTCTATTATATTTAGAATTTTTTGTAGGACTATTTAAAGTATAACCACCTATTATATCATCTTCTGTAACTGTAATTGAAGATGATCCTGTTGTTTCTACTACTAATTTATATTTACCACCAACATAAGGAAGATAACCTCTACAACCTTTTAAAAATTCTCTAACATTATCTATAACAGGACTTGATGTATCTATAACAGCATTACAATCCATTACATCTATTGTAGTTGAACCATAAGCTGTAACATCTGTATCGCAAATTGTTGATGCTGTATAAAAACTTGGTATATCAATATTTGCTATTGCTAAACCTTTTCCATATCTTTCATTTGTTAAATAATCCAACAAACACCAAGATGGATTATTTGAGTGTGCCGCAGTTTGTGCAACTGAACTAGAATTATAAGCTACGACTTTTTTACCTTGTACTATTGATTGAACTTTAGGTATTCCAGTAAATGCGTCTTGATTCCATGTAAATCTTAAAGCTAAATAAGAAAGACCTGATAGTTTATGATTACTACCCCATGATGATAATGTTGATAATAATGTTGATGCAGATTGTCCATCTGTTCCATAATGAGGTTCTACTGTAATTAAACTTGCTGAATCTTTATAAAAATTACTATCTCCACTTCCTACTGTTCTTTGTGTATTATCTGCTAAATCCCCAGACCATGTTACTGTTTTATCATCTATTTTAATTGAAGTTATATCGTTTATTTCTCCCTCTGATAAAACTATTGCCATATATAAATAGGTGTTATCTGTTCCTGAAGTTTCCATAAAGACTCTAGTTCCACCAATCATTCTTTCTCCATAAATTACAGGAATATTTGCGTCATTAGATTGTTTATTTAATAAAATACCTTTTTCGTAATTATCAAAATCATTAGTTCCAAAATCAGGTTGTTCAGGAACTTTAGGTCGCATTACCCAAGCTATCGCAACACTAATAACTAATGCAACAATAGGATTTACTTTAAAAACAGATTTTGCTACAAAACTAACTACACTACTAAAAAAACCCATTATTCTCTACCCCATTTTATATCTTGTACTGTTTCTGAACTAAAATTCATTCCAACATCTGTACTAAAGAATCTTTGTTGTGATGTATTGTTTGTTTTACGACCATTCTTTTTATCAAAATCTGCCCAATGAGAAACAACACCTAAATTGACAACACTATCTGTTTCAGATTCACTAACACTAAAAGTTTCTATGTTTCCTGAATACAAAAGAAATGGATCAGCAATAATAGAATTATCATCTGCTAATAAACCTCTAAAAATAGTTACAGCATCATTAACTACATTTTCTTTAAACAAGTTGATATAAATGTTTGATCTGCACCTGATAAAGATATTGTTAAACTTGATTTAGTTACATCTGCTTGTTCTGTAAAATTAGAAAAACCTAATATAAAATCACTTGTTGCATAAGTAACTGAACCACCTGATATTGAAGAAGTTAATGGAAATGAGCAATCAGTAATATTGACAGGAGTACCAAAGCCAAGTGTGATAAGGTGGAATGGTCTAATATCATTTGTTGCTAATTCGTTCTTTAATGCTGTCGTTAGGCTTCTCGTCATATTCCTCAAATGTTCGTCTGTTAATTTTTATTGCATCATTGACCATATAACTAGCATTTTTTGATGGTTCGCTATACTTACCCTGATTTAAGGATTGAGAATTAAAATCATCAGCATCTATTATTTCTTCAGCTAAAAAATCAACACTTATCCAATACTTAACTTTATATTTCATCTACAATGCTTCTTCAACATCAAATTGAAACTCATAATATAAATTACCATCTTTATCTGCACCAGATACTCCAAACTCTTGAATGTCTGTTGTTAAAGAAACTGTAAAAGGAACATTGTCATAAGTAACTGCTGAATCATTTGCTAATGCTACAAGTAAAGGTGGTTCTATTGTAACTGTTGCCGCATTACTAGAACTTGTTACATCTGATACAACCATATAAACTTTATTATGTGAAGCAAACTTTAAAAAATCTCCAGCTTTAAATCTACCAGCACCATCTCCAGCAAAAGCATCACAAGCGATTGTTGTATCTCCAACTGCATGAACACCATTAACTAATACAGTTCCTGACTCGTTACCTCTAGCATCTTCTATTTCTGGTGGTATGATTGTAAAAGTTTCTTTCTGACTTCTTTGTTTCATTATAAAAGCCATTAAATCTCCATATACATCTGATCTTTTTGCAGTAATAATTTGAACAGTAAAAGCAAATCTTTGGTTATCTATTTGTCTTACTAATCTTTTACCTGATACTGATTTAGATATAATTGTATTTTGAATTGACTTTATTCCTAAAGTTCCAAATTTAGCAGTTGATATAGGGAAAGCACCTGACATTATATTATACTTTTCGCACCTCTCTCATTTACAGCTTGATTAATTAATTGAGTTATAGTTCCTCTGCTTTGAGTTAGTAGTTCATCAAATCCTCTAGCATCTACTGTGTTTATATTAAAATTAACTGTTGTACTTCCACCACCAGTTCCTCTAGCATTTTGAGTAATTTGTCCTGATGAATTTGGTACAAATAATTCTGGCCCTCTTTCTCCTACTACTACTGGCTTACCACTTGCTACTGCACCACCACTAGCTTTACCAAAGAAACTTCCTAATGAACCTAATCCCATTAAGTTTGAGCCAACACTTAAAGCGGCTTGTTTTTGTTTTTCTCTTGTTATCATTTTTTCAATAGCAAGTTCAACACTTTTTCTTGCAATAAGTTGAATCAAATGTGAAATAATATTAACTAAAAATTGTTGAGCCATTTGTTTAAATGTATTAGATAATTTTTCTCCTAATACTAATGATCTTGCAATAGCATCTGAAGTTTTTTTAATTCCAATATTTAAACCCTCTTTAATTGTTTGACCAATATTTTTCATTTTTTCTTCTAGTATAGTTAATTCTTTTTTATTCATCTCTCTAAATGTTTCTTGTACTTTTATAACATTACCTTTATTTCTTATTATTGCATCTTCATAAAATTTATATTTAACAACTGCTTTTTCTATTTCTTTTACTCCCATAAAATCAGCACCACCACCATGAAATATTCTTTTTGATTCTTTGTGTTGTTTTATGTTATTTTTCATTTTTTGTTCAATTTTATCTAGTTCGTTTCCTAAAATTTTGTAAGTTGCAACTGAAGCGGCAACAGAGGCCAAAACTAAAGGTAATCCAACACCTGATAAAGAAACTATTGCTCTTAATGAAGCAACAATAGGAATTAATGCTCTAGCCCATCTTACAAACATAAAACCAATTTTTAATGATACTATTACTTTTAATGCTGTACCTAATTCTGATGAAAATTTTGATATTAATTTAAATCCATTAGCGAGTTTTTCAACTGCAACACCTAAAACAGTTCCAATGGATATAGCAATATTATCAAGAGTTTCTGAATTTTTTTCTAATGATTTATTAAGATCGCTAAATTGACTTTTAAGTTGTGCAAAAAATCCAGCATCTAATAAAGTTCTTTTAAAATTAAAAACTTTATCTCCTATCATTGAAAGAGTACCACTAAAAGTTTTTGCTAATTCATCTGTTGCACCATCAAATTGTCCACCCTCTCCAAAGACTCTTTCAAATGCGGCTACTGTTTCTTCTATTGATACAGTTGCACCAGCTTTAAATCCTAACATAGATTTAACTCCACGATCTCTAAATAAATCTGCCGCACTAATACCAGCACTCATTGATCTTTGAATCTGCTCTGCTGTTGTTTTAAAATCTAATCCTGTAACTGCCGCAACA